GGTTATTTTCCAGACTGGTATGCTTACAGGCAAGGAGTTCGAAGTAAAGTATATCCATGAAGCGAAAGACAAGAAAGAGGCACGTCGATTTGAAATTGTTCCGCAGGAAATTGATGGTATTACTATGCCGGAGCCGGAAGTCTGGCGACCGAAGGTTGGTGATACATACGCAGTGTTCGGAATGCAATTGCCGAAGGCTTATATCTGTAACGATAGCACACAAACGGGTGCGAGCTGGGAAGCTTTCAAGGAAGCAGCCAAGTACCTGTACGAGCATGAAGATAAGAAGTTCACATTTACCGGCACGCTCGATGGAATTTGGGCTAAAAAACGCTGGTTGGAGATAGGCGGAAAGATTGTGCTAGGTGGATATGTGAACTTCTCTGACACACAGTTTCATCCAGAAGGTTCTCTTATCCGGATGATCGGAATCAAACACTATGTTAATAATCCATATTCTCCGGAAATAGAGTTGTCTAACGAACCGATAGGTACGTCTGTTTCAAGTGATCTGAACAAGATTGAAACTAACGAGGTGACAGTTATTGAGAAGCATAAGGACGCTTTACAATTCACTAAACGTCGTTTCCGTGACGCAAAGGAAACGATGTCTATGCTTGAAGATGCACTGTTGAACTTCTCCGGCTCTGTCAATCCGATAACCGTTTCAACCATGCAACTACTTGTCGGAGACGAAAGCTTGCAATTTCGTTTTGTCAATTCAAAAACGAATCCGGTTCAGGTATCTCATAATATTACTTTCAATACAAGTACAAAGATACTGAACGCTCCGGCAGGAATCCTTCAGCATTTGACACTCGGTATTAGTTCTCTTTCTTCTTCACATAAGGCAGACGAATATAAGTACTGGGATATGGCTGAATACAATTCTCCGGCACTCATTGACCCGGAAAAGAAATATTATCTATATGCTAAAGTTGGCAAGGAGAATCAAGCTGGAACATTCCTCTTGAGTGAAACAGCTATTAAAATGGAACTGATAACTGGATATTATCATTTACTCACCGGAGTGCTTAACAGCGAGTATGAAGGTAGTAGAAGTTTTGTTCAGCTATACGGATTTACTGAAATTCTGCCGGGCCGCGTAACAACAGAAAGAATCCTTTCTCCGGATGGTGATACATATTTCGATCTAGTAAAAAGTGAGATAGGCGGTAACATTCAAATTAAAGCCGGTTCCTCCGGATTGGAGAATCTGTCTGAATGGGAAGCAGCTCACAAAGAAATTGAAGATGCTGCGAAGGCGGCGGAACAGGCTAATAATGCAGTTGATGGCTTACATGACTATGTGGATGGGGCATTTGCGGATGGCATTATTACGGAAGCCGAAGCAAAAGCTATTGAAAAGTATATCAATACTGTCAACAATACCAAACAAGCTATCGAAGCGACCTACAATAAGCTATATACGAATGTTTATTTATCAGGGCCTGCAAAGATCGGTTTGCTTAATGCTAAGGTTACATTGATGGGAAGTATTGAGAACCTTATAAATGCTATTAATACGGTCATCGCTGACGGACAGACCACTGTAGAGGAAAAAAGAGATGTAGATAATAAGTTTACTCTGTTTAATTCAGCCTTAGCGACTTTCAATACAGCTGTTGAGGAAGCTAATAAGGCAATACAGGATAAACTAAAGGAATATTCCGACGAGGCACTGAAACAAGCGATGCAAGCTTTAGAGGACGCTGCAGATGCTGCTAAAGCTGCACAAGAAGCTGCCGATTCAGTTGAAGGATTGCATAATTATGTAGATGGCGCATTTGCGGACGGCATTATAGACGAGGCGGAAGCTAAAGCTATTGAGAAATACTTAAATATAGTCAGAAATACGAAATCTGCTGTTGAAGCTACATATAGCAAACTATATGTGAACGCTTATCTGGAAGGCTCTGCTAAAACAGATTTACTTAATGCTAAGGTATCCATATCCGGTGCTATTGATAATCTTATAGCTGCAATCAATATAGCTATTGCAGACGGTCAAACAACTGTTGAGGAAAAAAAGAATGTAGATGATAAGTTCGCTTTATTCAACTCTGCTTTAGCTAGTTTCAATACAGCCGTTGAAGGAGCAAACAAAGCCATACAAGACAAACTGAAAAGCTATTCCGATGAGTGTACAGCCGATTTGAAAGTACTCAATACTCAAATCTCCGCACAAGTAACTCGAGTTGACAGCCTGACGCAGCGGATAGATACTGCCGGGTGGATAACGACTTCCGACGGTAATAAGATATATGCTTCTAAAGAGCTGGAAAACGGTAATACGCTTATATCTTATATTAACCAGGCAGCAGGTGAAACGACGATTCATTCATCTAAAATTAATTTGGAAGGTGCTGTTACAATCACCGCACTGCATAGTGATCTGCAGACAATGATTAACTCCAAGATTGATCGAGACGGATTGGGTAAATTAGCATTTGAGGATGCAGTCGAATATGCAAAACTTGGTACTACCATTGTTGTAGGTGGGTATTTGAATACTGACTATATCCGTGTGAAACGTATTGATGCGGACGGCGCAAAGGTTGGAGGATTCACTATTGATAACGGTCGGTTAGTCTGGAAAGCGGGTGATTATTTCGGGGATATTTCCCGCAGTCTGAAATTGGGATATAGTACCACCTCGAAAGAAGGTGTAGTGCATGTTACTTTCAATCCAGCCACGGATGGTAATTTCGGTATTTCCGCTATTGGGGCTGGTTTTGGAGGAAGTGCTGCTATTTATGGTTCTACCAATCTTAAGACTCCTAAATATCCCGATAATTACATTTATGCGGGTTTCTTCGATGGCAACGTAAGGGTACTAGGAGATGTAACGGCAAATGGATTCTTTCCGAGTGATGGCAATGGGAGTTATTGGTCTGTTATTTCAGATAGCACAATTACACTTTTAGATCCTTCTACACGAGGAAAGACTTTGCATATAGTAAAAGGGTTAATCGTTGAAATAAAATAAAAATTATGAAAGTAAATCTAAACAGAAACTTACTCGACTTTAGAGGTCGGGAGTTTGTCGAATTGGTGAATGGTAAGGAAAGTAAGAAATCTCTTCGTGATTTGGTGGCAGAGGCATTATTTGCAGCAGGCTCTAATCCACAGAAGAATATGGAAACTTCCAAGAAATTACGAGCATATAAAATGCTACAACAGATTATTAACAATCGTGGAGTACTTGATATTGAAACGGAAGATGCTGCTCTATTAAAAGAAATTTGTGGAGAGTATCTTACTGCAGGTACGTACGGACAAATTTATGATTTAATAGAAGGAGGAAACAAGGAATGAACATCACAGCAACTAACAGTACTGCAACAACTAAGGTTACAGACACTATCAGAGTTAAATACAGAATATCAACCCGTGGTACCGAAGCGGTGAAAGATATTACTGCCGAGATTGTCAAAGATGAAACGACTGTCGGCTTCTTCAATATTTCGCGAAATGGAGTAACCGGATTCTCGCTACATGAGGATCATGGACTAACCTCTGGCGAAGTGAAACAAGTATTTCAGACAGCTATTGATGATTGTAGCGAGGTATTAAAATAAAGTATTAATATTTTAGATAAAAATGATATGGATTATTTCAAAAACTTACTTATTGGATTGGTTACCGGCATAGCTGCTTATCTCAATCCTATTTCTGGGGAGATCAAAAGTCTTATTGCTGTATTTGCCCTCAATTTCATTTGCGGGCTACTTACTGCACTCCTTATCAATCATGAGAGTTTTTCTTTTAAAAAGGCTTGGAGGTGTATCGTAGAAGCAACTATTTTCTTTACCTTGGTTAGCTGTATCTACTTTATTGGTGAACACAAAGGAAATCCGGAAGGTGCGCTACAATGTGTTTCATTTATTACGTATAGCGTTTTCTATTTCTACGGGGTGAACATTCTAAGGAATATCAAAGAAATTCTACCCAACTCTAGCAATGGTTACAAGGTAGTAGCTTTCCTGCATTATGTATTAAGCGTTGAGTTTATAAAGAACATTCCCTATTTAACGAACTATCTGCAAAAAGGAGGTGCTAAATGATTGAAGTCATGGGGTTTATTTTCCAAGACTTTTGGCATTGGCTAGGAACAGTGATTATGATAGCTGTCATTTGCCATGTCAATTTGATTAAAGTTGGTCCATTAACTAAGAAGGAGGAGAAGAAATGAAGACTATTGATGCAATTATCATCCATTGCTCGGCTACGCGCGCCGGGCAGGATTTAACCGCAAAAGATATTGATCGTATGCACCGGGCGCGCGGATTTAACCAGATCGGATATAACTATGTTATCCGGATTGATGGGACGGTAGAAAAAGGGAGATCTTTAGTGGTTGACGGAGCGCATTGTAATACG